TCATTCTGTAGTCGATATCAGGTCGGAGCGCCGCTGGTTGCCATGGGGCCGCACTTCTGGACGTTTGACGGCGGCTACGAAACCTATCCGCATAGTGGCTATTTTTGGGCGTGCCGCCGGGAGTTCCTTGACTGGACCGGCGGCCTTTTTGAGCTGGCCGGCATGGGCAGTGCCGACCACCATATGGCACTTTGCCTTGCAGGAAAGGTGGAGCGCAGCTATCCGGCTGGCACAAGCCAGGCATATGTTTCGCATTTGCAGCGGTGGCAGCGCAGGGCGCAGGCTTACGTGAAGGGCCGTATCGCCGCTTTGCCCGGTATTGTCGAGCATCGTTTTCACGGTTCGAAAGATCGGCGCGGCTATCTTGATCGCTGGTCGCTGTTCATAAAACACGGTTTCGATCCGGACACCGATCTTAAGCGCAATAGCTGGGGTGTTATTGAGTGGGCCGGCAACAAGCCGGAACTTGAGCGCGAATGGGATCTGTATCTGCGATCGCGACGGGAAGACGACAATAGCATCTGAGGCGTGCCGTGGCCGATATTTCGGATGTTGAACAGAGCCTGATGGATGCCATAATCGGGTATGTGTTTCCAGGCGGCATCGACACTATTTCCGCTGTGGGCTGCCCGGTGCGTATTTACCGCGGAAAGCCAACGAATTCGGCGCTTCGTGTTGACCGGATTTCCGGCACGGTTGACGTGGCAATTTATACCGCCTCGGAGCCGAGCCGTAATACGACGCGGTGGGATGTGCAGGTGACCGAACTGCCTTCGACTTCGACGCTCACCGTTGGGGTTTCGGGAAATTCGGCGACTTTTCTTGGTGCGGCTGAGGCGGGAGACATTGCGGGCGCGCTGATAGATCAACAGGTTTTCATCTATCAAGCACAACCCGGCGACAGCGCGGCGTTGGTGGCCGCGGCGCTTGCGGATGCCATACGCACCATGACGATTTGCTGGCTCACCGACGCGACCATTACGGTGCCAGGAGCCTACGATTTTACCGCGCGAACCGCGTCTTCTGTCATGGCATTGGAGGAATGGAGCAGGCAGGAGCAGGGATTTCACGTATCGGTGCTTGCGATGACGCCCGCGTTGCGTGATAGCGTAAGCGCAGGAATCAGGCAGACTTTGGCACAGATCTCGTTTTTGTTGCTCGCCGATGGCACTGGCGGCAGGATTCGGTTCCGCTCCGAAGCGAATTTCGACGCGGATCAGGCCGCATCGCTCTACCGCAGAGACATTATTTATGACGTCGAGTTTGGAGTCACCGTATTGAACGTGAATCCAACCATGCTGTTTGCAGATCTATCCTGGAATGGCACACCGATTTACGCTTAGCCGATCTGCAGGCCCGAGCCGCGAAGTGCTCATTCGGTCGCGGCCATACGCTAAATCTTTCGACTGAGACGACTGAATACATCGATGCCCTGGCTGCACGCCGGCGGCAGGAGGCTGTAAATGGCAATTTATCAACAGGGCGGGCTCAATACGACGGGCCTGGTTGTACCCGATCTTTATGTTCAGATTGTGCCACCGCAAAACCTTGTGTTGAACGGCGTACCGACAAATCTGATCGGCATGGTTGGCACGGCGAGCTGGGGGCCCGCTAATCAGCCAGTTATTTTGGGGACGATGGCTGACTACGCGACGTCGTTTGGGCCGGTGATCGTACGAAAGCACGATATGGGAACCAACGTGGCAACTGCCGTGCAACAGGGTGCTACCGGATTCAGATGCGTTCGCGTAACGGACGGAACGGACACAGCGGCGACGTACTCGTTTGCGCTAAACAACGGGGTGTATGCTGTCGAACTTACCGCGCTGTTTACCGGCTCATTGGGAAATTCTATATCGATTTCCCTGGGCGCTGGATCGGCGACCGGAACCTGGCGACTGACGGTAGGGATGCCGACGCAGGTGCCGGAATTGTATGACAATATCGCGGCGCCTACGCCGGCGCAATTCTGGCAGAACCTTGTGACGGCCGTTACCAACGGGCAAGGCCCGCTCAGGGGCAATTCACAACTGGTGACCGCGGCGCTCGGATCCGGAACGAATACGGCACCCACCAAGGTGACGGCGCAGCCGCTGCTTGGCGGGACGGATGGGGCGGCGGGGGTGACTGCCGGGACGCTGGTAGGGCAGGATGTTGTTCCGAGGACCGGGATGTACGCCCTGCGCTCACAAAATTGCAGCATCGGAATGCTTTGCGATGCCGATGATTCGACGCAATGGGTTGTTCAATCTGCGTTTGGAGCCTCCGAAGGTGTTTATATGATTGTTGTTGGGCCGGCCGGGGATACTATATCCGATGCCGTCAGCGTTATGCAGCAGGCGGGACTGGACTCGTTTTCAGCGAAGATGATGTTTGGCGACTGGCTGTACTGGTATGACCAGACGAATAGCGCCATCAGGATTGTTTCTCCCCAGGGTTTTGTTGCCGGCAGGCTGGGGAATCTTTCGCCGGAGCAATCCAGCCTGAACAAGCCGCTCTACAATATCATAGGATCACAAAGTTCCGGAACGCCGGGAAGCGGGCAGTCAACGACTTACAGCGATGCCGAGCTGCAGGTGCTGTTTTCGGCTGGTATTGATGTGATAACGAATCCACAGCCAGGCGGGGCTTATTGGGGAGTGCGTTGTGGACACAACACTTCCAGCAATCCGGCGACGAATGGCGACAATTATACGCGAATGACCGATTTCATTGCAGCGACGCTGGCGGCCGGCATGGGCCAGTTCGTTGGCCAGGTGATAAATTCCGCCCTGTTCAATCGGATACGGGCGACCCAACTCAGCTTTTTGTATAATTTATACGGACAGGGGATACTCGGGAGCACCGATGGCTCGCTGCCATACTCAGTTATTTGCGACTTGAGTAACAACCCACAGAGCCGGACCAGCCTTGGATATGTGCAAAGCGATGCGCAGGTCCAGTTTCAAGGTATCAACGAGATGTTTATTGTTAATGTCGAGGGCGGACAGACCGTTATCGTGCAGCGGCAAGTGCTGCCAAATTAGCATCTGCGCTCAGGGTTTTCCGGATGCCAGTACTCGATCATGTCAGCCCGTAGCCGTGGAGTGTTGCAACGATGCCAATAAATTCGTTTTCGATTGGCCGCGATTGCCAACTGGTTGTGATGGGACCATTTGGCCGGGTTGATCTGACTTATGTCACGGGATTTGAAAGCCGCCAGATAACGCAGTCGGTTCGACTCGATCGCCTGGATGGCGTTCCCATGGGCGCGGAGTTGCCGAAAGGGTGGGAAGGAAGCTTTGAGGTCGAACGAGGGACTAGCGCGGTGGATGATTTTGTTGCCAGCGCCGAGACTGCGTTTTTCGCCGAAGGGTCGCTGCCCGCGGGAACGGTTTACCAATACATTGCTGAAGTGGACGGTTCCACCTCCACATACCAATATAGCGGCGTTGTATTCAAATTGGCGAATTCCGGATCCTGGCGCGGCGACGCGAGCGTAAAGCAGAAGCTGGACTTCTTTGCGACACAGCGGCAGAGACTTTGATGCATAGCCCAACACAACAGATCGTGGCTGATTCAGCAGCTGCCTTCAGGGTTAATGATCGCGGCGGGCGAGAACTTTTCGTGCGGCGACTTTCGGCACTGGACCGGTTGCGCCTATTCAAGGCCCTTGGTCCGGACCTTGCGGAAAACGCGCCTTACGTCGGCATGGCTTTGCTTGCGATATCTGTAACGGAAATCGACAAGATTCCTCTACCGCCGCCAATGAGCGAAGGGCAGGTTGAAGCGCTTATCCAAAGGCTCGGCGACGATGGACTGGCGGCGGTTTCAGATGCGCTGCTCGGGTCACATTCGGCAAATGAGGAGCAGCGCGCGGCGGGAAACTGAGCCGGCACCCCGATCTGGTTGACTGCCTTTATCTGGTCAAGAACGGGGTGCCATTCGACGTTGCATTCTCGTTGCCGTTACATGACAGGTTGGCATGGATCGTTGCGCTTGGAACGCTTGATGGTGGCGCGTATGACTGGGAACTTCAGAGCTGGATAGCGCAATGACGCGCCGCTTGTGTTTTGAATGCAGCTCATTGCTGACTGGCCGCATCCTGGTTTGTTTGATATTGAAGAGTTCTGTCCCGGGCTGCGTTGTGACGGGCGGCGGAAGGCTGGAAAATGCTGCCGAAGTGGAACCTGGATGCAACAAAGAGCGCGATTCGGGTGTTGCGCAATACGGCGACACTGTCACGTGAATTCCTGGTGCGACGGCGGGCAACTGCAATTTCGGCCGCAGCTTCTCCGAGATCTACCAGCTCTGAGTCTGCTTGGGCGAAACGCGACGACCGCGAAAGCGATCAGGGCGGGTGGCAGGCATCGAGTGTTGAGACGCCAGACTTGCGTTCGGCCGATAGGAACGCTTCGCCTTCCGTTGCGCAGACGAGGGGAACTGTTCGTGGGGCGACAAGCGAGAGTTTGCGTTCCGCGGACCTTCGGATTCAGGAACGACACCGGGCGCAAAACCTGAACGCGCCGCCGGCAGGTGGCCGGCCACGATTGTTCGAAGCTCAGTCAAGCACACAATCGATCGCCGAAGGTGACGTGAGCCCGGCCACCCGGGCAAGTGGTGGTATCGGCGTCCATTCGGCGCCACGGGTTCTGTCTGTCAAGGTGGGGCCGCGCAACGGACCGAACCGGCCTGAGCCGACCGAAACGGTTTATCGTGAGCCGGCGCCGCCAACGCGCAGAGGCAACCAAGCGGAAACACAGGATTTTGGTACGATTCCTCCGGGCAGACCGCGGCAAATCGCGATGTCCGCGTCGCCAGCAAAGACGGCCGGATCGACGGATTTGAATTCGTCTGCATCACGTGCGGCCCAGCAACAATCGAATACACAAAAAATATCAGCACCTGTGCCGAACCGCCGCGTGCTGCCGCCGGAGCAGGGCCTTGGCTTCGATCAAACAACTCCTGATGGGCTTGACAACCGTTCCGGATTCGGTTTGGCATCCGGCTTGGCGGCGCAACAGCAGAATGAACGCAGTGCGCAATCGGACACAAGGCCGGCCGAGGGTGACGTTTATCTCGATGGCACTCTGGTGGGGCGGTGGATGGAAAAGCATTTGGCTCGAGCCGCGTCCCGCCAGCCGGCCGGTAGTTCGGCTTTCGACGCAACACGGAGCCGGTTGCCAACAGGCACCATGATCGGAGTGTAGCGATGGGCTTGTCGCTCGGTAATGTTGCTTTTGCTGGATTCGAGATTCCGTCCGCTGTCGCATTCGGGGGCGCGCAATCATTGGCGGTATATCGGCTACCTGGAGGCGTGCGGGTTGCCGACGTTTTGGGACCGGACGATTCTGATATTGAATGGCAGGGCGTTCTTTCCGGCGCCAGCGCGACAGATCGAGCCATGATGCTGGATGCCATGCGGATGTCCGGCCAGGCTGTTGTCCTGGCGTGGGACGAATTTGTATATAACGTGATCATAGATCACCTGAGCTTGAGTTTTCGTAATAGCTGGTGGATACCATATAAGATCAGCTGCCTTGTTGTGACTGATCTTGGCGCTTCAGTTGTTTCGCAGGTGGCGTCCGCATTGAGCCTGGTTACGGCTGATCTGGTCGCGGCAGGCGGCTATATGGATACTTCGGCGGCG